GCCACCTCATTTAGATACAACTTTTGTATTCCCCTTATTTCTGTTATCGGTCTTAACACAGACAAATTTTTCCCCATCGGGTCAGTAAATAACATGCAGCTAGTCATGACCACTGCTGCTATTACACCCATTGTTACATTTAACACTGCCCTCACTACTAATATTGTTTTGTCTGCGGCTCCAACTTTGTCCGAATTTCGCCTCAATATGAAATACGTCGACGTCGGTGATGTAGCGGCTCAAATGCTCAGACAGACCCTTCAGGATGGTAAGTGGTTTATCAAATCATCGACTTACACCAATAGTGCTGTTACAATCCCTACAGGCGCTCAGGGCGCGCAGCAATTATTGCTCCAAATCAGAAATAGTTCCGTTAAGTCTGTTTACCACCAATTTGGTCTGACAAATACGACCTTAACCCCTAATGGTTATTTTGATGCTATTAACATTGGTCTGAATTTGAGACAGCTCCAGGTCGGTGGACAGTTCTACCCCAACTACCCCATCAATGATTGTCAGCGCCCTGCTGAAGGTTATTGTTATTTGATACAATCATTAGGTGGTTCTATCCCCAAATCCTTCGGCACAGTGGTCGGACGTGAGATGTATAACACTATTGCTGGTATCGCTGCGGTGCCTGCGGGTAGTGACACATACTTAGTGCTACCAACTGCCAACTCCCGTGCTGCTCCTGTTGGGTCTGATAACGGCGCTCAAGTTCTTACGTCATTCCCTTCTAGTGCTTTCTACGGTTATGACCTAGAAAAGTCTAGTGGTATTTTGTTTCAAGGTATTAACACCCGTGCTGCACCCCCGTTTCTTAACTTAAATTTGGCTGCTGCTACCACTGGTGCCGTTACCTGCCAGGCATGGGGGTATAGCGATGTAGTGTTACAGATAGACTATGAAAGCAAACAGGTGACTGCTTTTATTTAAATTTAAAATAGTAAATTAAAAATCAGACTAACTAACAAAAGTGCTACTGGATTGGCCACCCAGTTGGTGCGGTGTTAAACTAACTTTGATGGATTAACTCTTTTAACTTAACTTTTATATAAATTTCCAATTTAACAACTTAACACATCAATAAAAATATTTTTATTTATATTTTAACCTCTTAACCAGCACTTTTATGTAAATTTTCAACTTAACAACTTAACATATCAAAGTTAGTTTAACACCAGTTAACTAAATAACCTGTCAATCTCAAATGGTATAACGCTTCTAAGTGAATTATCTCGACGCTTTTCTAATATACTAACAAGTCTAATTAATTCATTTTTGCCAAACCGTCTTACTATATCCTCAGGTGTTAAATTTTCAGTCTCTAATAAATTACGAGTATAATCATCATACAATTTGCCTTTTTCTGAGGCTCCTCCTGCTGCTGACGCACTACCGCCTCCTACTGAAGCGGGGGCTACTTTGCCTAGAAGCATTTTTAAATTTGGTTTTATTTCAGGAGGTGTATATATAGGTGCTTTAATTTCAGATACTTTTAAAACACCTCCATCATCCTCTTCAAAATTAACTACTGGTTTTTTTTCAAGTAGTTTTTTGTTTTTATCAGCAAGCTGCTGTCTTACATTATTAAGTATTTCATTTTTATCACGACTACCCATGTAGTTATCTTCTTCACTACTACTACTACTAGTGACCTCTTCTATTATTGGCTTTAGTCTTGACATATATATAATAAATATTTTATTTTTCTTAGTCTGTTAATACTACATAAAAATCTAACACTATATATAATGAGTATAAGTATTCAAAAAAATGAGGAGCCACCACTTAAGAAACCTTCATTTGTAGTCGACGGCAAACTACATGACAAATTAGACAATTATGAAATAACAAAGCTAATGAATAAACATTCATTCACGCTTTTTTTAGGACGCGCTGGTTCGGGCAAAAGCACATTACTTATTTCACTATTACAATCACCAAAACTATTTAAAAATGTATATCATACTATTATCTTATTTTGTCCACCAAATAGTCGCGCATCTATTAAGAATGATTTTTGGAGTGTTCTACCCGATGAACAGATATATGATGAATTAAATATAGAAACATTATCTGAGGCTTATCAGATGGCGGAGGCAAATGCTGCCGAGGGTTTTAGAACATTGATTGTTTTAGATGACGTTCAAAAATCACTGAAAGGTGAGGCTGAAAAATTATTGTTACATATGGTTAATAATAGACGTCATGCTGGTCTTAGTATTTGGATGGCATGCCAAACTTATAAATCAATACCCCGACAAGTAAGACAAGGTCTTTCATCTTTATTCATATTCAAAATCCAAAAGGGTGAAATGGCTACAATCTTTGATGAGCAAGTAGAAATAGCCGATGATATATACAAAGCCATTTTAGACATTTCATATAAAAAGCCGCACGATTTTATTTTTATTGATACAAATAGTCAAGATATATATGTAAATTGGGACAAGGTAATTATAAACGATGAATAAAAAAATAATATAGCAGAAATATATAATGCCTACGGTAAAAAGTTTTTTTAGAAAGCTAGGTTCTGACACCAAACAATTTTTTCGCAAAGGAGGGACGGCCGATACAGGCCTCCGTAAATTCGGTTCTGACACAAAAAAGTTCTTTTCTAAGGGCGGTACGGCCGATGTGGGCCTCCGTAAATTCGGTAATACTTTAACAAAGGTTGGAGGCGTCGCTCAATCTGTAGCACCTTTATTATCTATTGTTGCTCCTGAATTTGGTATACCTTTAATGGCTGCTGGTGCTTTAGCTAAACAAGGTGGTAAAACTGCTGGAGCTATTAGAAGCGGAGCGCGCAAGGGTGGCAACATTATCCAAAAGACACAAAACATTGCTGGAGCGATTAAAAGCGGCATTGAGGCATCAAAGCCCCCTGCTGCTGAACTCGCAATGAATTTCGCATAAGTTAAAATAGATATTTGAATTATTTTTTATATAGTGATACTTATATATAAGATGAATGACCCTGAAAATCAAAACCCCGAAGATTATCCAAAAATGCGAATTGCTCAAATGCCTTTAAAGAAATCATTTAAGGTTGTGTTAGATACTAACAATACAGCATCATATAGCGGCTCACAATTCGACGCGCGTTTTACAGTGAACTTAAATCAAATTATCCGTGAACCATGGAGAATGAAACGCTCATATCTTATGACATTTTCTTTTAGAAGCATATCAGCCACATTTGCTGTTACTGGCGTTACATCTACAAAGTTATACAAATTACATATCGACTTAGGTAAGGGAACTCCAACAATATTTCAATTTAACGCAACCCGTTCCCCTGCCGGTATTGTAGGTGTTTCTAGTGAAGGTGTTGGTGTTTACACTAATGTCGCGGCTGCTTCTGCTTTTGATATACCCTGTTATTTCAATGCTAGACCTGCTGACAATGACGGTGTCTTTGTTAATGATTTGTTTGGTATTAATTTTATTAATTTGAATTTGATAGACCCGACAACTGGCACCTTTAATAGTGCGGATAATGCCACCATTAATACTAACACCAAATACATTTGTGTTTTGAATTTTCAAGAATTATAAATCCATAATATCTTAACCATTATTTATTTTTAAAATATTATATACTATTATAAATGAGCAGCAATTTCTGTTACATAATGCCGAAAAATGGACTAGCTAAGGATGCTAAAATTAATAGTTTAGTTCAAAAGATTATTCAAAAAGTGGCTGAAATACCAAACCATAATGAATACAAAAATAACATGGAGTTGCTGAAAATGGTCTGTGTGATGGTCGAACACGCAATCAATAATAAGTCTGAAAAAATTAAAATAGATAAAAAAGATATTGTGTTTCAGGTGTGGACTAGATTATTCAACGCATTACAACCAAAAGAATTAGTTGATTTGGGTAACAATATCGAATACTTGTGGCAAAACGGTCAGATAAAAAAGAAGAAATTATGGAGCGTTGTGAAGCACTCAGTATCTGATTGGTTTAATAGAAAGGTTTTAAACTAATAGATAGCGTTTATAATTATATCTTTGATTATTTACGTGATGCCTTTTTAAAAAAGATTGGTATACCAATGCGCATTGTGAGCGCAATAAATACAGTTATGAATTTAGATGGATATTCAGTTATAAGAATGATACTCACCCATTTTGGATATTTAAAATTTGTTAGTTGGGTTTGGTGGCTATCTATTATTTAATATGATTTTCTTCTTCTAGCTTTTTAATAAATTCTTGTTTTTTAACCAGTAGCTCAGCCAGTGAGGCTTCGATGTCAAGTGTTTTTTTTTGAAGCTTTGACAAATCTTTTATTTTTGTCTTTTTGATTGGTGTATTATATTTCTTAGTCTTAGCCTCAGGCACAGGCTTGCCCATTTTTATCCAATACATTTCACGGGCATGTTTGTTTATTTTTTCACGGTTTTTGACCTTATATATTTCATTATATTTAAACATTTTTTCTCGTATAACTTCGTAATTTTTTTCGTAATATTCACGTCGATATTTTATTGCCTTTTCAATGTTTTTCTTATAATATTCTTTGTAATATTCTCTTTGTTTTATTTTTTTATTTTCATCTTCTTTATCCATTTACTAGTTTATATTATTATATACAGATTTTTTAATCTATATATAATCTAATAATACATTAAATGCCGCTTTTTACAAAAGATGCAATAATGAATGACATCAGATACAGTGGCTTTAAAAAAATAGACCACAAAGCACTAGTGAAACATTTATATTATATAAATACAAAACGTAACGGTGATGCTACACCAAAAACACGTGGGCGACCTTTTTTTAGCAAAACCTACAAAAAAATAGATGATGAACTAACAAATCCAGTAGCAATAATAGAACCAAGTTTTGGTGAAGAAATCCAGCCTCTTAAAAAAAGCAGACCTAGAAAAATGAATTGTGTCGAAAAGCGCCGCAGGGCAATAGAATTAAAACTAGAAAAATTAAATAAAAGGGCGGCTGA